TTGCCACAAAGCACCATGACAGAATGGTATTGGTCAGGTAGTCTTGACGCCTTTGCAGATATGTGCAACCTTAGGCTGGCATCAGATACACAGGAGGAGACAAGGCAGGTAGCACAACAGATTAGTGTGAAGATGTCTAATCTATTTCCTGTATCTTGGGCTGCTCTGGTTAAACATCAGCCAGTTAATAAAGAGATAAGGCCAATGACTGATAAAGAAAGAGGTAGAGCAACAGAAAAGAGGGAGTTAAATCAAGCATGGTACGATGGAGATGGAGCAGAATTATTTTCGTGAATAAATGTGTAAGTTGTGGAGCACCTACATCTAATACTTGGTGTGAATTTTGTATTAACGAAGAATAAAGGAAGTAATACATGGCTGAAGGAGACACACCACATTTACCTTGCCCATTTGAGGATTGTGGATCTAGTGATGCATTTAATTGGAACGATGATGGCTATGGCTATTGTCACAGTTGTGGTAGCTCTTACCCAAGTAGAGAACCTACATTTGATTGGGCCGCAGAGCAATACCCAGTAAAAAGGAGAGTCAATATAATGGATGTACCTATCAAGAGTATGACGTATGAAGGTATACGTGGTATTAAGCCTGAGGTTTGCCAGTTATACCAGATACAGTTACAGCTAGGTGAAGGTGGTGAACCTATAAGATATGCCTACAAGTATCCACACACTACCAAGTACAGATCTTATGATGATAAGAAGAAGACTTGGCAGAAAGATGTGGGTGCAGGTATGGCTCACCTGTTTGGCCCAGAGTTTAACTCAGGCACTAGCCAACGTCTGTATCTCACAGAGGGTGAGTTTGATGCTGCTAGTTTATATGAGATACTGGGTCAGAAGTTTCCTGTTAAGTCCTTACCCAGTGCAGCTATCAGTAACAAGTTCTTGCAACACAATCTAGATTACCTTAACTCATTTCCCATGGTGATCTATGCAGGAGAGTTAGATGCAGCAGGTAGGTCAGCAGCAGACAAACTTTATTCTGTTATACCTGAGAAGTTTTTCTATGTATCTATGACTAAGCACAAAGATGCTAATGACTTCTTAACTGCAGGTGATGGTGAGGAGTTGATGTGGGCTGCACGTAAGCCACAGAAGTATTCACCTGATAACTTTTTTATCTCTGACGAGGATGTAGATGTAGCTATACGAACAGAGAACCCATACTCTTATGTGCCTACTGGTCACAGTGGTATTGATGATAAGATACGTGGGTTGGTTAAAGGTGGTCTAACATTTATCAAAGCACCTCGTGGAACTGGCAAGACTGAGGTGATACGATACTTTGAGAATGGTTTGTTACGTACACCTGACACACGCATAGCACTTCTGCACATGGAAGAGATGAAGTCTACTACCTATCGTGCAATGGCAACATACCACCTTGGTTGTAATGTTCGTACTAATCTTGATGCTGAGAATAATAATATTGGCATTGATCAGGTTGTAGAGGCTGCACAAATAGCTGCTGATACAGAGAATAATCGCACAATTATATTTGAGATGAGGGGCCATGATGATCCACTCAAACTTCTTGATCACACTAGGACTGCTGCTACTGTGTTTGGTGCTGACTATATATTCGTAGACCATGTGCAACGTCTTGCATATCTATCTAGTACAGGTGTTGATGGTGCCACTAGTACACTGACTACACTAGGCTCACGTATGGCACAGTTAGCCAAGGAGTTAGACATTGGTGTGATCTTTATATCACAGGTCAACGATGATGGTAGAACAAAATATGCTGCATCTCTTGAAGAAGAAGCTATCATATGCTTAAAGATAGACAGGGATGTTGAGTCAGAGGATGAGATAATTCAGAACACTACTAACTTTATGGTTGACAAGAACAGACCGTTTGCTAAACTGGGTTATGCTGGATCACTGTACTACGATCCTATTACCACTATCCTCACTGAGGACGCACCTTATAGACAGAAAGGAGATATGGCTGCATGATATTGTTTGACGTTGAAACCGATGGCTTACTAGAAGATGTAACAAAGATACATTGCTTATCATATACTCGTGATGGTTCAACAATACATACCATCAGTGATTATGATTCTATGTGTAAGCTACTCCTCAAAGAAAAAGGTTTAATTGGTCACAACATTATACGCTATGATATACCTGTACTTGAGAAGATACTTGGTATTAAAATTAAGTCTCAGTTATTTGATACCCTGCCTATGTCTTGGGTAATTAACTTTGATAGATCACGTCATGGCCTTGAGTATTTTGGTGATGACTTTGGTGTACCTAAACCAGAAATAAATGATTGGAGAAACTTAACACTAGAGGAGTACACGCATCGTTGCGAACAAGATGTAAAGATAAATTGGATGCTCTGGCAAGATCTCTTGAAGAAGTATCTTTATCTCTACAACAATAACAAAGCAGAACTAAACAGATTCTTTCGTTATCTTTCTTTTAAGATGGACTGTGCTAAAGAAGCAGAGATACAGGGCTGGAGGCTAGATATACGTAAGGCTAACAGTTGTATCTCACAACTCAAATCATTACAGGAACAGAAGACAGCAGAGCTTATTGACGTTATGCCAATGCGTAAGATTATGTCTGAGAAGTCTAAGCCTAAGGTTATGCACAAGAAAGATGGTTCACTATCATCACATGGTAAGCGTTGGTTAGATCTACTATCTGATAATGATCTGCCTGAGGATTACGATGGTGTTGTATCAGTAGTTAAGGGTGTTGAATCAGCTAACCCTAGCTCATCTGATCAGGTAAAGTCTTGGCTATTCTCTCTTGGTTGGGAGCCTTGCTATTATAAGTTTGATGGTGACAGAGGTATACCACAGGTCAGAAAGGATGGTGAGCTTACACCTTCTGTGTTACTACTTGCAGAGAAAGAACCAGTGGTTAAAGTTCTTGAGGGTCTAACTGTAATACAACACAGGCTTGGTATTCTTGAAGGCTTTGTAGAATGTGAGCGTGATGGTTATGTTAAGGCAGAGATTAGTGGTCTTACCAATACACTACGCTTCAAACATAATAAGCCATTAGTTAACTTGCCAGGTGTAGATAAGCCTTGGGGTAAAGAGATACGTGGTTGTCTCGTAGCACCTGAGGATCATGTGCTGTGTGGTGCTGATATGACATCACTTGAAGATACCTGCAAGCGTCACTACATGTACAACTATGATCCAGATTATGTTGCAGAAATGTCACGTTCAGGATTTGATCCACATTTGGACTTGGCATTACATGCTGGGTATGCTAGTCAATCAGACATAGACAAGTATAACAGAGGTGATATGCCAGAGCTAAAAGAATTACGTAAGAACTTTAAGGTAGTAAACTACTCTGCTACCTATGGCATTGGTGCTAGTAAGTTATCAAGAGAAACAGGTATGTCTCATACAGATGCACAAACACTATTAGATGCATACTGGGATCGTAACTGGTCAGTCAAACAGTTTGCACAAGATCAGAAGATTAGACATATAGGTGGTGATATGTGGGTACAGAATCCTGTTAGTAAGTTCTGGCACAGTCTAAGATATGAGAAGGATGCTTTCTCTACTATCAACCAGAGCACAGGTGCATATTGCTTTGACAAATGGGTTGCTTACTATCGTGTTGCTAGACCCAATATCGTAGGTCAGTTTCATGATGAATCAATTAACGTACTTAGAAAAGGAGAGGAGAATATACATACAAATTATCTTCAGTCAGCTATTGACAAACTAAACAAAGATCTTAAATTAAATGTTACATTAGGTATTGACATACAATACGGTAACGACTACAGTGAAATACATTAAAGGAGAACTACATGGCTAAACCAAGAAAAGTAACAGTAAACGGAATCGCAGAGTGGGCAAAGGTATTCCCAGAGAATCGTGACATGGAAGGTTACGGTGGTAAATACCAACAGTGGAATGGTTGTTGTACTATTGATCTGATCTTAGATGATGAGAATATAGATAAGCTAACCTCTGCTGGTTGTAGCAAGAAGCCTAAGCCTGATGATCAAGGCAGAGGTAAGCGAGTAAAATTTGAGCGCAGGTATGATACTGGTAATGACTGGTCATCAGGTCCACCAGTTGTTACAAAATTAGATGGCACACCTTGGTCACTACAAGATGATGGTCTAATTGGTAACGGTTCTATGGTTGAAGTAGATGTAACTATCTATGATACCCAATACGATATATCAGGTCAACGCTTAGATAGGGTGATGATAACAGATCATGTTCAATACAACATCACCCCACAGGCCACACAGAAGCCTGAATTAAAAACAGTTTCATCCAACGAGGAAGCAATACTGTTTTAAACTACAGGGGGTGGGGTTTATGAACTCCTTTCCCTACCCCCATTTTATTTAGGAGCCGATATGAAAACAATAGACACACTAGTGGATGATATGTACTCTGTTATAGAAGGTAAGGGTTTTTCATCTACTATCTTAGCTAAAGATATGGGAGATAATATTGCTAAGTTATCTATCCAAAGATTCTCAGAACCACCTAAGCCAAGAAGTTATCTTGGGTTGTCTGCTTTAGGTACACCCTGTGAGCGCAAGCTATGGTTTAAGGTTAACTGTAAAGACAAAGGAGAACCACTACGTGCTAACACACTGTTTAAGTTTTTCTATGGTGATGTTATAGAAGAACTGGCACTAATGTTAGCAAAACAAACTGACCATAAAGTTACTGGAGAACAGACTAGGTTAGATGTACATGGTATCAAGGGTCACAGAGATGCAGTAATTGATGGCATGACTGTTGATGTTAAGTCCTGTAGTCCACACGCATTTAAGAAGTTTAAAGAGGGGACTATAAGAGAGGATGATCCTTTCGGTTATATCTCACAGTTGTCATCGTATGTTTACGCAGCAAAGGATGACTCATTAGTTAAAGATAAAACTCATGGTGCATTCCTTGCGATAGATAAAGTTAACGGACATATTTGTTTAGATGTACATGATTTCACAGAGGAGTTAGAAAACAAAGAGAAAGAAGTTGAACATATTAAAACTATGGTTAAGGGTAAGATACCTGAAGATAGAATACCTCCTGTGCCTCAAAGCAAAACCAGTCCCAATATGAAGTTATCTATGCATTGTAGCTATTGTGACTTTAAGAAAAGGTGTTGGCCTAATCTAAGATCTTTTGCTTATAAGAATGGTCCAATATTCTTAACTCACGTAGAGTATGAACCTAATGTGCCAGAGATAAAAGATGTCTCGTAGTAGTAAAGCTAAAGGCAGGCTTGGTCAGAATGAGATAAGGGATAAGTTGTTAGAAACATTCCCTGAGTTTGAACCAGATGATATTAAAGGTTGTATAATGGGAGATAACGGAGAAGATATACAGTTCTCACCTACAGCTAGAAAGAAGTTACCATTATCAATAGAAGTAAAGAGGAGAAAATCAGGACTACAAACGGCATACAACTATATGGAACAAGCGTCCTCCCATAATAAGGGTGAGCCAGTTGTGTGTTACAGATCAGATCGTAAACCTTGGATAGTGATGGTAGGACTAGATCACTATGCTCAACTACTAAGGAGTTGGAATGACAATAAAAGTATGGGGAATATTAGAAGGCCCAGTAAATGTAAATGAAATATTTGAAGATGATGAAGACTTAGATGACTTACTTTCTATGGATGTACCTGATGATTCATCATGGTTCATGGTTTGTAAGACAGAGATAGATGGTAAAATACAACCTGCTAACTTTTGGTTTGAGAGTATGAATGATGCCTATGAGTGGCAGAAGCATTTTGCTAGGTCTATTGAACCTTTAATAGTTGATGACAAATATAAGGAATATATGACATGAAAACTGCAGTAGTATTTACTTGCGCTCATGCTGATCCATCAGTACCTAATGACAGGTTTGACTGGCTAAGTGACTTCATCTATGATGTTAGACCTGACTACGTGGTTGACTTAGGTGATGGTGCAGATCTAAAATCACTAAACAGTTATGATACAAGATACCCTAAAGCTATTGTAGCTCAGAACTACGAGTCAGATATACAGTGTTACAACGATGCACAGGAAAGACTGAGACGTAAGTTTAGAGTAATGAAAAAGAAACGTCCTGCTTTTTTTGGGCTAGAGGGTAATCACGAGAACAGGATTAAGAAAGCTATAGCTAATGACCCAAGGTTAGAGGGTAGTAAATATGGCATATCTTTTAGTCATCTACAAACGGATGTATGGTTTGATGAATACCACGAATATAATAACTCAGCCCCCGCCATCGCTGATTACGATGGTATTTCATATGCTCATTACATTGCTAGTGGTAATTATGGTACAGCTATGTCTGGTCTACATCATGCTTATGGGATTATCCAAAAGCGTCATAATTCTACTACTGTTGGTCACAGTCACAAGCGTAGCATGTTTTTTAAAGATGATGCACACCCTCATCCGACTATCGGCTTGGTCGCAGGTTGCTTCAAGGGGGCGAAAGAAGGCTGGGCAGGTCAATCAAATTTGGAGTGGTGGAAGGGCGTCATTGTTAAAAGAAATATCCGAAACGGGTATTATGAACCAGAGTTTGTCTCGTTGGAAAGATTACGAGATGTCTATGGCAAGTGATGAACTTGTAAAAAATCTAAGGTGTAAAGAGGGAACACTTGACTAATGATTAAAAAAGAGTATAACTTAGGTTTTCCCTATGAAGTAACTCTAACTATTCTTGTAGATAGAGATTCAAATTTCCTAGAAATATCTGGGGATAACTGTCATGTCATAAAAGAGTTAATAGAAGATGCTCTTTATGACATTGACGATATAACAATAAACAAATGTGAGGTAATACAACATGACTAAATTAACTATTGATGATATTGAATATGACACTTCTGATTTTTCAGAGGATCAAAACACTTGGGTGATGGAGTTACAATACAACACCAATGTTCAACAACAATTAAACTATCAACTAAGTTCTGTAAAAACAAGGGGAGAGATAATTGTTAACCGTCTCAAAGGATCTCTTGTTGAGGAGAATGATAGTGCTGACTCCTGAGGAGATAGAAAACTGGGATAAAGAAAACTTACCAATGGTAGATAGCAGAACAGGGAAAGCTATGAATAATTATTTGCCTACAGAATATCAAGCCTTCATACATAAATCAAGATATGCACGTTGGCTTGAGAAACCTAAGCGAAGAGAAGAATGGTCTGAGACAATTGAGAGGTATATGGATAATGTCATCAGACCAGTAATAGGTGATGATAGTTACGTTAATCAAATACGAGATGCTATGCTTGGACTAGAAGTCTGCCCTAGTATGAGAGCATTGATGACTGCAGGTCCAGCCTTAGCTCGTGATAATACAGCAGGTTATAACTGTAGCTATCTACCAGTGGATGATCTTAAATCCTTTGATGAGGCTATGTTCATCCTCTTGTGTGGTACTGGCGTTGGGTTCTCCGTCGAGAGACAGTTCATCAGTAAACTCCCTGAAGTACCAGACCTCTTCGATAGTGAAACTACCATCGTCGTTAGAGACAGTAAAGAAGGTTGGGCAAAGGCTTTCAGACAATTGATAGCACTCCTATATAGCGGAGAGATACCTAAGTGGGATACCTCTCGTGTACGTCCTTCAGGATCTAGACTAAAGACTTTTGGTGGTAGAGCCTCTGGTCCTGGCCCCTTGGTGGATCTGTTTAACTTTACCATACACACATTTAAAGAGGCACAGGGTTACAAACTATCAAGTATACAGTGTCACGATATCATGTGTAAGATTGGTGAGGTTATTGTTATGGGAGGTGTACGAAGATCAGCAATGATTAGTCTATCTAACTTGTCTGATGATCGTATGCGTCATGCTAAGTCTGGTGCATGGTGGGAGAATGATTCACATAGAGCACTAGCTAATAACTCTGTAGCCTATACAGAAAAGCCAGACGCTGTTTCATTTATGCGTGAGTGGACTGCTCTGGTAGAATCGGGGAGTGGAGAACGTGGTATATTCAATCGTGAAGCAGCTAAGAAACAGGCTGGTAAATATGGTAGGCGTGATTCTGACTGGGACTTTGGGACTAATCCTTGTTCTGAGATTATACTTAGGCCGTATCAGTTCTGTAATCTTACGGAAGTTGTTGTACGTGCTACAGACACTGTGGAAGATCTTGAACGAAAGATCCGTTTGGCAACAATTCTGGGAACTATCCAGTCAACATACACCAAGTTCCCATATCTGCGAAAAGTGTGGCAACGCAATACAGAAGAAGAACGGCTGTTGGGTGTGTCACTTACAGGGATAATGGATAATAGATTACTAACAAGTAAGAACAAAGGATTGGATAAGACACTTGAACATTTACGTAAAGTTGCTGTTGATGTTAATGCTATGTGGGCTAATCGCTTGGGTATTCCCAAGTCAACCTCTATCACCTGTGTCAAACCAAGCGGTACAGTCTCACAACTTGTTGACAGTGCCTCTGGTATACACCCACGTTATGCAAATTATTACATTAGAACCGTTAGGGGAGATAACAAAGATCCACTTACCACCTTCATGAAGGATCAGGGTATACCTAGTGAGCCTGATGTAATGAAGCCTGATGTGACAACTGTATTTAGTTTTCCAATCAAAGCCCCTGATGGTGCAATAGTTACTTCTGATCTGTCAGCTATTGAACAATTAGAAACTTGGCTTATATATCAAAGGCATTGGTGTGAGCATAAGCCTAGTATCACAGTCAATGTAAAACCTGATGAGTGGTTTGAGGTAGGTGCATTTGTGCATAAACATTTTGATGAGATGTCTGGTGTATCTTTCTTACCTTACCATGAGCATACTTATCAACAAGCACCTTATCAAGAGATCGGTTTAAAAGAATATAAAGAATTAGAAAGTTTAATGCCAAAGTCTATTGACTGGTCTAAACTTTCAGAGTATGAAGAGGAGGATACAACAAAGTCTAGTCAGACATTAGCGTGTACTGGCGATGTTTGTGAAGTAGTAGATATAGGAGCATAGATGTCAGAGTATAATCCAATAAACAAACCTGTACATTACACGATTGGTGAGGGTATTGAATGTATTGATTACATAAAACAAACGCTAGGGTTGGAAGGTTTCAAAGCCTTCTGCCATGGCAACCTAATTAAGTATCAACACCGTCACACTTACAAAGGCAACCCTGTAGAAGATATGGAGAAGGCACAATGGTATCTAGAAAAAATGATAGAAACAATGAAAGAAATCAAAAAGTAACTCCTTTTCAACAGGGAGAACTTAGCTTCAAGGAGGGCAGACTAAACAATCCTTACCATAATAGATATAAGTTTTGGCAACATAGGGATTGG